TCCTTGCCATTTTGATGGTCCTCATAAACTTAGTTGACTTTTCGATCTTTTCATTTTCTTCATAATCGTCAATTTTGCTTTCATAAAAAGCTTTAAAATGAGTCAGTATCTCTGCAATTTTCTGGTCCTGTCTGCTTAAAAATTTAGGCATTGGCTGAATCCCCTCCGTTATTATCTCTAGCAAAGTCCAAGAATCTCACATTATCCGCATTGACTTCAGGATTGATGTAGGTCCTTCCATCATTCTCTGACTTCTTAATCTGCAACGACCCATCCACTCCGACAAGTCTGCCTTTCCCCAGATGCCTGGCACAATTTTCTGCCAGCCCCCTCCAGGTTACGATATTGATAAAATCAACATCCCTGTCTCCATCCCGATTGGTATAATTTCTCTCTACTGCCAGTGTGAAGTTACAAACTGGGGTTCCATTGCTGGTATAACGAAGTTCTGGATCTCTTGTCAATCTTCCAATAAGCACAATTCTATTAAGCATTAATTTTCACTCCTCCAATAACCACTATGAGTATCTGCAATATTTTTTATTTCATCTAGCAGCTCATTAAATTCTTCTTTTTCGGCGTTTTCTGAAATTGATTCTGTTAATTCAGCTATATTTTTATGGCCAAAACACATATCCATATGTTGATCAGTTACTTCATCAGCCCATTTTTCAACTCTTGATAATTCTTTCAATGCTCGCTCTATAGGTTCGTTTTCTTTTCCAGGAGGTAAAGTTAAATCACTACTTGAAGTCTGCAACACCTCTCTAATGTCATCAATTATTAATTTGAAATTTTTCCCCACTTAAAACACCTTCTTTCAAAATGATTAGATCATCTTCTAAATATTCACATTCTCCCTCTTCCTGAGTGCCTTCGATTTTAATTCTATCCCAAACTTTAGGTATTAAAGTAAAAGATTCTTCTACATTTTCGTGAATAAACACTCTAAAAGATTTATTCTCATTATCAGAGTGCATATACTCTACATGCCTTTGAAATGTATTAAAACCAAAAGCATCTGACATGCTAGCATTTTTATGCAAACTGTATGTTAAACCGTCAACATGATGCAATATAGTTTGAAGCAGCGGGTGCCACTTTGCTGTATAAAGATAAATCTTAATATCAGGATTTATTTTTTCTATTTCTTTGATCAAGTCTAATGTTTCCTGCGGATAAAGCATTGGTTCTCCACCGGTGATTATTATTTCTCCATAATCTTTGACAAAATCTAAATCATCTTTTTCGACAGCCTGATCAATCACACTCTTATAATTATTAACACAATACGAGCAATTTTTATCGCAATCAAATGTAATTATTACTCTAGCACTTTTCATTTCATCATCCTCCCATTCCCAACAACTGGGGTTTCTGTCTTTACTTAAACCTGAATAAAGCAGTTTTAAATTTTTTTCGAGCTCTTTACCCTTATAAAGTTTATTACAAATTTTACAGGTTAGCTCTTCGATTTCGCCCTGAGTATATTCTCCAACCAGGGTAAAATTAATTTTAGTATTGCAATTCGGGCAATGAAATAAATAATCTTCCTCCTTTCGATCAAGGCCGATATCTTTTTCTGTAAATGGCTCCACCTTAAATCCCTTTAGTTTAATTCCTTTAAAATATACACTTATATTTTTTTCATCCATAACTTACCCCTTTCTGATCATCCCCTCAACTTCTATGCCACTTTTTGAATTATTAACTTTGATAATTGGTATATTAGTAATATCAAATTCTTTATTACAATCAGAACATTTGATAATACATTTATCATTATTCTTTTTGAAATCAGAAAGTGCTGTGCATAAAAATAATTTGGTGCCACAATCACAAACTCCCTCAATTTTTAAACTAGGTTCCATCTTATTTAATATCATTTTTTATCATCTCCTATAATAAATCCTCAACATATTTTTTATTTTTAGCTCTGAATTTAGATCTAAACAAATCAAGCCTAACTCTTTTTTGTTCAGTTTGATAAGCAAAAATATAACCATGTCTTATTAACTCATTTATTGCACATTTAACTTCATGCTCCGAATTACTAAAATGGTGAGCTATAAACTTGATATTAGTTTTATCAGTCCATTCTAGCTGATCCCATAGATGATTCATAATACCTTTAGACTGCATTGATAATTTATTATTCTTATACCATGGTTCAAACTTGCCCTGTATTGCCTCCTGTCTTCTAACCTGAATATTAACTTCATTTTTTATGTGCTTTTCCATTTCTTTTATATTCATGATGTCACCAAAATACCTCCTCTCGAGTCAATGATTAAACCTTTGGGTCTGTTGTTTCTATTTCGAAAACCTTGAAGCCAGCCAGATCTGCGGTTGATAAGCTCGGTGCCATAATCACCTGCACCAGTTCCTATATGCCAATTGCCAACTAAGGAGCCAGTAAAATTAGGACCAGATGTTTCTATCATAATTTCTATATACTTTCTGTTATATACAAAAGTAGTCCTTTCCCCCTTTTCTTTAACTATTGAGTCAACCCATTTTTTTAAAACCCTCATTTCTTCTTTTTTGAAATACTGCGGACTTCTTACCATTTTGTTTGATAAAGGGACTAAATCAGAAATGCCTTCTTCGACACTGGTATAAATAGCCATAATCACATCACTCCAATTATTTAATTATGATTAACAATAACAGTAAAAGCCTTGCATTTTTTGCAGATTAACGAAACTTCATTTACAGTTGTCGGGCTTGTTATTTCAAAATCTCCTTGAATTTTTGCGGTTGCTTCTGAACCAATTTCGCCGGTTTTTCCGACTATTTCAGCTTTATTTCCACAATTTTTACATTTTATTTCAAAATTTAATTTATTCATCAATTATCACCCTTCCCGGTTATCCGCTTAATTTCCTCAAACATTTCATCAGCACTCATATTGCTGATATCTATTGTCTCTTTAACTTTCCTACCTTTTTCCTGATAAGTGACACCCATCGTTTCTTTAGCCATTATTTCCTCCTATCTTACCGGACATAATCCAGAATCGCAGTCGCTTCCTACGTCTCTGTCAAATCCCCCATCATTTGCTGCACTTTGATTATCATGCATTGTAATAATTGTCTTTTTAAATTTCTTCTTCTCTTCCCGGGCCCCAACCACATCCATAGAGTCTTGGTATTTACCTCTATAAACCTGATCAGGTTTCCTTTTCATCTCTAAAAATACTAACTGACCAATCAACATGCCGGGATGCAGCTGGATAATGTTGCTCGAATCATTAACTATCTCAAGAGTAACCTTACCTCTGTAGCCCGGATCAATCCACCCGGCCGTTATATGTACCCTTATTCCCCACCTGGCAAAAGTAGATTTGCCGGCAAGCATTGCGGTCAAATTATCGGGCACATGGATAAACTCCTGAGTAGCACCTAAAACAAATTCACCCGGCTTAAGCAGCTTTTCCTCAACAGCTACGGGTCTGTATTCCATCTTATCGACAGTCGGGTCCATTACTCTGCCTTTAAATTTCTCAACTAAAAACTTATCTCCTAAAGTTATATCCAGTGATGCCGGCTGTAAATTTTCCTCCACAAATGGTTCTATATTATCTCTTAACGGTCTGATCATGTTATCTGGTAAAATCATTATTTGCCTCCTAAAGATTTAATTATCTTGCCGAAATTTAGCATCGTCAGTCTTGCAATTTCTTCAACAACTTTTTTCCTAACTTCTTCTTTGCTATAATCATCCTCCAGTAATTCTTTTTCTTTTTTCTTTGCAACCATTTGTATTTCTTCTGTTATCTCCTTAAAATCAGGATTGCTTTCAATAAAATCATCAACCAATTCATTTACCATGCTAATTTCATCATCAATTTTTTCAAAGTGCTCAGGTGAACGCTCCGGAACAATCACTTCACCATTATCTATGTCAATAAAAGGTGGATATTCCTGAGCATAAATTATCTTTACTTCATCCCCTTTACTAACACTCGCCGATATATTTTTCTTAGCTCTGACTGTCATTCCAGCTTTGCATTCTTTAATATTCATTTTATCCCCCTTAATTACCTTGTCATAGCCATCAAAATAAATGCCCCTAATACTAAAATCCAACCAAAAATGTTATCCATCACTAACCTCCTTAATTTGTTTAGCTAAACTTTCAGAATATATTTGTCTCTCTAATCTCAAAGAAGTGCGATAATGCTTTGTTTTTTGCTTTTCCCGAACTGAATCTTTAATTAATTTTTCTATCAATTTTCTTTGCTCGCTAATTTGCTGATCAAGAATAATATAAGTTAAAGCAATCCCAATAAGAAAACCAATTATTAAGTTCCCCATGTATCCTCCTTTTTAAAATCTATCCTTATCTAATCCATCTTTCATGCCATCCTCATAACCTTTCTGATAACTGTCTACTGCAAAAACACCTAATATCATCATTCCTGCAAATCCACCAATAAAAAATGCGACTAACTCACTCAAAGTCTGGCACCTGCCTTTCAAAATATTTCTCAACCTCTTCCCTGACTATTTGTCTGATATATCTTGCTACTAATTCTTCAGCGGTTATCATTCTGGGAATGTTAGATTTATTTTTCTTTTCTTTCGGCATTATCAACCTTCCTCTCTGACTCCTCAATGATCTGATCTATTCGGGATTCGCTTAGCTGCGGATGGTCATTCATTAGCTTTTCTTTTAGATCCATTATTCTAGCTCCTTAAGTTTATTTTCTAAATAACTTTTAACGCATGATTTAGCTACTTCTTCCGTTAATAATTCTTTTGGTAATTTGCTTTCTATTCCATTGGTGTAACCATCAATAGTTTTATATTCTTTAATATATATAATTTCAGTTCTTCTAACTTTAACATAATCATAATCAAATTTTTCTAAATTACCTTTCTCGACCTCTTCTTTTAAATAAAGATTGCCTAATGTAACTTTAACTTCTTTCATTTTGACCTCCCTAAAACAGACTCATTTTTCCATCTTCATGCAGCTTAATCTCTTTCTCAATTTTTTCGCACTTACTGGCCGGTGATAAATTAATATGAT